TATCTAGATAAACAAGCAACTTGTCTTGCAAAGAATATGTACTACGAAGCTCGTAGTCAAGGACTTGCTGGACAACTTGCAGTTAGTCTAGTTGTATTGAATCGTGTTAGAGATGATAGGTATCCTAATACAATTTGTGAGGTAGTTCATCAAGGGCCTGTTAGAGAATCTTGGAAAACTAAAGGTAAGAATGTTCCAGATAGTGAAAGAACATATTACCCAATTCGACACCGTTGCCAGTTCAGCTGGTACTGTGATGGTGCTAGCGATGAACCAAAAGAACCAACAACGTATGGTACATTATATGATATGGCGATGGATTTAGTTTATGGGGATATTACAGTTGTTGATATAACAGAAGGTGCAACTCATTATCACGCAGATTATGTATTTCCTGCTTGGAGAAAAACCAAGACAAGGACAGTTGAAATTGAAGACCATATATTTTATAGGTGGGAAAAATGACGTTAAGAGGTTATGCAAAAAAATATGAAATCCTTAATGGGGTTGGGTATACATATCAATTCGATAATGGATACGGTGCATCTGTAGTAAAACATGATACATCTTATGGAGGCGATAGAGGATTGTATGAGATTGCAGTACTTGACTCCAGTGGAGATTTATGTTATAGTACTCCTATTACTGATGATGTAATCGGTTTTGCAACCGAAGACAAAGTATTGGACACTTTACATAGGATTAAAATGTTATGAACTTTTTTTACTTAGATGAAGACCCTTGGAAATCTATTGAGTATCATTGTGACAAACACATAGTCAAGATGCCTACAGAGTACAAACAAATGTTGAGTACTGCACATAGGGTTCTTGATGGTGAGATGTATATTGATAGGACTAAAAGTGGTGCAAGGATTAAACGGTGGAAACACCCAGACCGAAAGATGAACAGAGACTTGTATCTTGCTGGTCATGTTAATCACCCTACTAATATTTGGTTAAGGGAATGTACAGAAAACTATATGTTAATGTTTACTTACTACAAACTCATCTGTGAGGAATATACATATAGGTATGGAAAAGAACATGGTGCAAAAGAAAATTGGTGGATATTCAGAGAACCACCAAAGAATATGCCTAGTCTTGGAAAGACAACACCAGTTCCACAAGCGATGAAACAATTTCCAGAATGTATGGTAAAAGATGATTCCGTACAAGCTTATCGCAATTTTTATGTTGTTGCAAAGAAAAGTTTTGCAACTTGGAAAGAAAGAGGTAAACCATCATGGTACGAGTACATGACCCAGAGCCAGAACGATACTATGATTGGATGCTCTGGAAACTAAGGCAAGAGGATATGGAAGAACAAGATGACCCAATGGACGATATAACTTCATATAGTAAACTAAGTGGTTGGACAGAGCGACCACATTTATCTAAAGAAGAACTCTTAATGAGAGATATTGCAGAAATGCAAAAACAAAACCATACTCTAATGATTCGTGTGAAAGAACAAGCAGAAGAGATATTAAAACTAAAGAAGAAGATTGAAGATGCCAACTTATAATTTTAAAAACAATGAAACTGGTGAAGAGTTTGAAGAATTTTTTACTATCGCTGGTAGAGAAGAATATCTAAAAGACAATCCACATATACAACAATTACCATCATTGATAACGATTAGTGGTGGAGTTGGTGGTATTAAAAATGACGGTGGTTGGGGTGATAATATGTCTAGAATTGCAGAAGCACATCCAGGCAGTCCACTTGCAAGACGTTATGGTAAGAAATCTACAAAGGATATAAATACTAGACAAGTATTAAAGAAACATAAGATTTTGAAGGATTTGTAATGGCGAAAAAACAAGACGTTAAAATTGATGATTTGGTAACAATTAAACCAATCACAGACAATCAAAAAGTTGCCTTTGAGGCATTTAAAAAAGACAACAAAGAATTATTTCTTCACGGAGCCGCTGGAACTGGAAAGACTTTTATTTCCTTGTACCTTGCACTAGAAAAAGCATTAGACCCAACTACACCATATGATTGTGTATATTTGATTCGTAGTGCAGTACCTACAAGAGAAATCGGTTTCTTGCCAGGCGATGAAGAAGACAAAACTGCATTGTACCAGATACCATATCAAAATATGGTGCAGTTTATGTTTGAACAACCTAGTGACACAGCATTTACAATGTTGTATGACAGACTGAAAGCACAAGGTTCAGTTATGTTTTTAACAACATCATATCTGCGAGGTATTACACTAGATAATGCAATCATCATAGTTGATGAGTGTCAGAACCTTAACTTCCATGAGTTAGATACAATTATGACTCGTGTAGGTCAAGACAGTAAAATTATATTCTCTGGTGATTTCTTCCAATCGGATTTAGTAAAAAATTCAGACAAAGATGGTATGCCTAAATTTATGGATATCATTGCAGAAATGGAAGAGTTTACATCTGTAGAATTTAATATCGGTGATATTGTTCGTTCTGGTTTAGTTCGTAGTTATTTAATTAGTAAAACAAAAAAAGGAGTTGAGGTATAATGGCAATAAGGTTTTCCACAGCTTCAGTACACGAACCAGTGAAGAAAGGAACTTCAATGGGAAAGAAACCTATAACTTCCACTATGAATAAACATAAAAGACGAAGTTATAAAAAATATAGAGGACAAGGTAAATGATAAACAGAGAATATCAACAATGTTTGGAAATGATTCTTCATCACGAAGGCGGATATGTGAATCATCCAGACGACCCAGGCGGCGAGACTAATTTAGGCGTGACTAAAAAAGTTTATGATGCATACTGTGAGAAAAATGGTCTTAGACCAAAAGATATGAAAAGATTAGAAGTAACAGATGTTGCACCTATCTACAAAACCGAATATTGGGATAGAGTAAAAGGTGATTCACTTCACCCAGCACTCGCACTTTGCATTTTTGATTTTGGTGTTAACGCTGGAACTGGAAGAGCTGCAAAGTTCATTCAAAAGATTGTTGGTACAGCAGTTGATGGTGGTATCGGCCCCAACTCACTTAAAAAAATTGATGCATATGTTGAAAAACATGGTATTGCAGATGTTGTCAAAACATATCAATCAGCAAGACAAGAGTATTATGAGAAGTTAAAACACTTCAGTACTTTTGGTCGTGGGTGGACAAGAAGAGTTAACGAAACTACAGAAGCTGCACTAAAACTGACTTGACAAGTGTGTTAAGTTATGGTATTATGGAATAATTAAATCGTGAGGATATATTATGTTTACACACAAGCCCGTAGAGATTACAGAACTCTCTACTAAAACCGTTAATCGCAAGCGTTTCTACGAAACTCCAGATGGAAAACTATATCCATCTATCACTACCGTTTTACAAAGACGTAAAATGGAAGGTCTTATGGCGTGGAGAAAGAAAGTTGGTGATGACGTTGCAAACTATGTTGCGAGAACAGCAGCCGCAAGGGGTACGAAAGTACACCAGATGTGCGAAGATTTTCTAAACAATAATTTTGATGAAGAAATACATAAGAAAAACTTTCTTCCTTATACTTTGTTTGGTCAAATCAAACCAGTACTAAATGAAAAAGTAGACAACATTATGTCTCAAGAATGTGGTCTGTATTCCGATAAATATATGGTAGCAGGACGAGTCGATTGTATTGGTGAATACAATGGAATTCCTTCTATCATTGATTTCAAAACCTCTACAAGAGAACGAAATGATGATTGGAATGAATCTTATTACATTCAAGCATCTGCATATGCAGAAATGTTTGAAGAACGAACTGGAATAGAAATTAATCAGATTGTTATTTTGGTTGTAACTGAAGATGGAATTGTTCAAGAGTTTATCAAGACTAAACAAGACTACTTACCACTACTAGTAGAAGCGATTGACGATTTCACTATGCATTGGGAAAAAGAAAATGAAGTGGTTCATAATAGTAGTAATGACAACGCAGCTTAACTCTGGGAAACCAGAAACACCCTTGTGGATACCAGAATTACTTTTTGATAATCAAGAAGAGTGTATGACTTTTGCAAGGAATAATCAAATAAGAATTTTTAATAAAGCTGCAATTGCGTATGAACGAAAGGTTCTTCCCACAAAACTTAATTGTATAAATGAAGATATGATGAACCAGATATGGAAAAGAGAAAACGCAAATGAACAAGACATTTAGTGCATTGGTTTTATCACTTGTTATGGGAACAAGTGCATATGCATCCACAATGAATTACAATTCACAAAAACCAGTGGCTTGTATGACAACTGACAAGATGAAAAGTTTAATTGGTGAAAAATATGGTGAAATGCCTTATATGCAAGGTGATGGTATTGCACCAGCAACAGATGGTCAACAATTTATTAAAACTACGGTAGTTGTTGCAATAAATCTAGAAACTAAGAGTTTTAGTATTGTAGAAATTATCAATCCAGACCTTGCGTGTATTGTTGCTAGTGGAAGTGAATTTCAATTCAATCAACCACCACAACAAAAAACCAATGCTTCATGGGAGAAATAAATGTACGAGTATAAATGTAAAATAGTTAGAATAGTTGATGGAGATACAGTTGATGTAGACATTGACTTGGGATTTGGTGTTTGGTTGCAAAAACAACGTATCCGAATGTATGGAATTGATACACCAGAATCAAGAACATCAGACCCAATTGAAAAAGTATATGGAAAAGCTGCAACTGCATTTCTAACTAAATGGACAAATGCTGGTGACCTAACTTTGAAAACATTCAAAGATGGTAAGGGAAAGTATGGACGTATTCTAGGGGAACTTTGGTATGGTGGTGAACACAATATCAATCAACTCTTAGTAGACAATCATCACGCAGTACGTTATCATGGTCAATCTAAAGACGATATTGCAGAAGAACATCTTGCAAATAGAGAAAAATTAAACTTGACAATTGAAGAGTAATCTGGTATAAATAGAACATAGTTTGATGATACGAATCAAATGCTGTTAGGACGAGGGTGCGATACCCTCCACCTCCACCATAATCTCACTTCTAGATGAGATATTGAATCACTGCTTGGGAGTGAGATTATGATGGGGGTGAAATAGGTTCGACTGACTGTACTAGAGGAGAGTAGAACTATCGGATGACTGCGTTATTGGTCAAACTTGATAAGTGCAAACGATAATTTTGCGCCTGTAGATTACGCTCTCGCCGCTTAATCGTACTGAGTTCGGTGGGTACTTGGAAACAGAAACCCACCACAGTTTTTAGAGTTTTCGGTGACGGCCGAAATCGCATTGTGCAAGGAAGAGTATCTCACCAAGAGATACGAACTTGACTAGTTAGAGGTGGTACTCAGGCATGGTTGCAGAAATGCGTTGTGTCACATCAATCTACCGATTGGAACTAGGTTCTGGGAATAAACAAGAATGGTATCTTGGTTTCTCAGTTGTAGGTGAACCCAAGTCCTACCAATGCACTTAATTAATAATGGAGATATTATGAGACAGTTTGTATATGATGCGTGGACTAGTGTGATGGATATGGAAAGAAATCCACTAAGACATATTCCAGATTTACAAGTAAGACATATGATTTTGCAAATACTCGCATGGATGTGGGCAACAACATTTGCATTATGGGTAGGAAGCATCTATGCATTTGGAATATCAACACTTGCACACTTGTTTATCATTGCGGCTATTGTAGTAACAGTTGGAACATTTGAAACTGCAAAACGTAGACCTACATTTTTCCTAAAAGACGGATATCACACACCAAGTCGTGCAAGAAATATGTGGTTCAATGGTAAGAAGATTAGGTTAGACCCTACGGATAAAGGTGGGGAACACGAATAATGCCTAATATCAATTTCAGACCTATATTCCCATCACCATTTGGATATGTTAATTTCGGTAATGAAAATCGTAGTTTGAATAAACGATTGATTGAAGATATAGAAACTGAAATGATGCAAAGTGAGGGTAAAGATAGAACCTTTAAAAAGAATGACCGTTCTTGGCAATCTTACCCAAAAATGGAAACCAGATATAGTAGTTTTGAAGAATTAAGAATATACATAGATGATGCAGTAAAACCTATACTAGTAGAAAGTGGTGTAGAATATGGAACTGCATATGCACATAGAACAGAAGGTTTATGGGCAAACACTATACTTGACGCTGGTGGATATTCCAGACCACACATTCACGGTGTTGGTAGAACTTTATGGAGTGGTGTTTATTACCCCAAAGGTTTAGAAGAGATTGATAATCTAGATGAATTCAACGAAGACGATTTTATATTTAATGGATTTGAAAAAATAGACGGTGCATTAGTATTATTTGACAATGCAAGAGTTGAAAAAGGACTTGTTCTTACAACATTTGAAGATAGAGAGTTTTATGGTGGTGAAGTTACTGTAAAACCAAGGGAGTCATTACTTTTACTGTTTCCAGTATGGTTAATGCATATGGTTACACCCTTGACAAGTAAAGATAAAAGGTATAGTATATCCTTTTCAATCAATAAACCAATGTGAGGTAGTATGGAAGAAGTAGAAGAAAAATTAATGACACCGAAAAAGTTCTCTATTGCAATAGAGAAAGTAGTAAGTGAATCTGGTGGTACTTATATGGATGCACTATTAGATTATTGTGAGAAGTATCAGTTAGAACCAGAGATGATTAAACCCTTAATAACTAAATCTTTGAAAGAGAAGGTTGAGGTAGATGCAAGAAACCTTAACTATCTTCCAAAGGTTGCAACATTACCGATTTAGACATGGAAGCATTTGAAGCGTACAAAATATATCACGCATTGAAACTACACTTTACCAGTGATTATGATTATACCAAGTATCACGGTAAAGCAAAAGTAACTGTGGATTCATATCTTAAAAGAAAAGACAGACCTTTCTTTGCAAAGGTAGCTCGAAAGTATATGACTCCAGATAATACTAAGAACTTTTTCATATCTAATTTTATTGTCAATCCTAAAGGTTGGGTTGGTAATTTTAATGAAGAAAACTATGCAGATTATCGTAAAAGAAACCAAAGTTTGAAGTATAATTATAGAAATGAACTACATGAATTATTTCAAAAAATAAATGTATTTGATGAATTATTTCATGTTAAAGAAGGTCAACATCCTTTGTTATTAAAACAATTCCTTGCAAAGAAAGTAAGTCTTGAAACTATGTGTATTATGGAAAACTTACTAGAATATTGTAAGTATTGGAATGAGGATATTGAGGAGAAATACGTTTGGAAAGAACAAGAAAAACTTATAAAAAATTACAGTTCTGTCTTGACTTTTGATAAAGATTCGTATAAGATTATAACAATGTCAACCTTAAAGGAGTGTTTAGAAAATGGATGACCAATCTTCTAAAGTTCTTTCAGTAATGAAGGAAAGAGATTTCTACCAAGCAAAGGTAGAAGAACTCCAGAACAGAATTAAAGTTCTGGAGTATGACAACGCAGAACTCGTAAAGAGGGATGTAGAGTTGTCTGCAAGATGTAAAGACCTTGCATCTAAAACGACTTTCAAACGACCACCACGGAGATTTGCTCGTGGGTAGGACTTTTAAGGTCTATCAAGCAAAGTACCTTATCCCTAAATCGGATAAGGGGCCTGCCTTCACACTCAATGCAGAGCCTGTGAAGTTTCATACAGAACTTATCAATGATGGTAAGTTGTGTGCATTTACAACTAGAGATACCTATGCAGAAGCAAGAGCAGAAGGTGAATCATACGTTAGGAGAGATGAAGTTGCAAGTCAAACTAGTTGACAAAATGGGTTCTGACCTAACAGTTGTAAACGCAGCTCGTGTATCATTTGCAAAGAATTCAGAATGGGAAGCGATTCCAGAAGGTGGTGAAATAGAAGGATTGCTTTCACTTGCAGATGAGAAACTAATCAAGTTTCTTGCAAAACACAATCATTGGAGTCCATTTGGACACTGTTCTATGCAGTTTCATATTAAAGCTCCAATCTTTGTTGCAAGACAACTTGTTAAACACCAAGTCGGTTTGGTGTGGAATGAAGTATCCAGAAGGTATGTAGATGACGAACCAGAATTCTATACACCTAAAGAATGGAGACTTAAAGCCGATGATAAGAAACAAGGTTCTA